GGCGCGAAGCTCCGGGCCGTGAAGGGCTCAGTCTGTTCAGGCTGTTACGCGCTCAAAGGAAATTACACAAGATATCCTGCCATTAAAGCAGCTCAGTACTACAGGCTCCAGTCCCTGCGAGATCCCAAGTGGATTCCCGCAATGGTTGCACAAATCAAGAGACAAAAATATTTTAGATGGCACGACGCCGGAGACCTTCAGGGCGCCTGGCACCTTAAGAACATCATGGAGGTATGTAGAGCTACACCAAGCACCAAGCACTGGATGCCAACGCGCGAGGTGAAGTATACATCGCTCATGGATCCTGCCATAGTTCCAACCAATTTAAAAATTATAATAAGTGATCATATGATCGACCAGGAGAGCTCAGTCAAGCACTGGCCATTCACATCCGGCGTGACAACGAAGCATGACGCGACCTGTCCGGCCCCCAAACAGGGCAACAGCTGCAAAGATTGTAGAGCATGCTGGGACCGTGGCGTAGCCCGGGTGACCTATGGGAAGCACTAGTCAAACCCTGAACCAGTTCCTGGTTCAAGGACCAAGCGTCAAGCACCAAGCATCAAGCATCAAGCATCAAGCAGGCATACCAGCAAGCATCAAGCCACAAGCTCAAAAGTTTTTTGAATCTGGGTCCAATCAGTAGGGGACCAGGGCCCATGGCCCATAGCTACAAGCTCTGGGATCTTGTTCCCTGGAACAAGTTTCAAGGACCTCGGACCGAGGGCCTTGACCAAGATAAATGTATTCTTCGGATGGGTCTTATGGAAGGCAATTTGGTGTGGAGAAAATCTGACTTTGTTCCCTGGCGTGACTTTTAATTCAACAGTGAAAAAGTGCCCAGAATTATTATACCCCAATAGATCAGGGCAGCCAGGTATGCTAAGGTTTTCAATACGAATCCACTGGAGGGAGCATGTATTTTTCTTAAGATCTTGCCACAATTTTCGTTCAGGTTTAACTGCATTTTTCAAAGTAACTCTCGTCTATATATTTAACTTAGTCGGAGCTATAAATCTTTTCACAGTCGTAGGTTTAAACACTAATCTCATTGAGTTCGCCCCAATGATTGTACTCTCTTGGACTTCTATTTTTGTTAGTTCCTCAAGATGTCCACCCACTTGAATAAACACTGAAGCATCGCCTAGGCCTGTGCCGACTTTGCCCTTGTTATCCATAAATTCTGTCATAAAATTCATTAACTCTCGGACACGCATCACATACCACTCTTTCTTAATCTGTCAAGAGAATCTTCAATTTGTTTTGCTAATTTTTTATTATCCAAAAATAATTCCATCTTCTCCTGTTCAAGAGCTGTTATCTCTCGTCTCAAATCTCCATTCAAGTTCTGATGAGATTCACTGATAGTTTCTAACTCCTGAATCCGTTCCAGCTTCTTCATCATGAGTTCATCTGCTTCCTGCTGTCTATGATCCCCAGCCAAAGCATTTGCTAAAGCTTCTTCAGCTTCAATTAGTTTATCTTTTAATTCAAAATTATCTTTGGTTACTTCCTTAACAATGGCTTCATTGCCTTTTTTAAGAACTTTTAATTCAGTATTTTCAGTACGTAAAGCTCTTAACTCTTGCTCAAATCTCTGAAAAGGGTTTAACTTTTTTATTTCTGCATTCATCATTGACTTTATATGATAGTTACCTTAAATTGTCAACTATGGGTGTACCAAAAAGATTAACTGAAATGCAAATGAGATTCGCCGAGTTTATAGTATTCGGAGGACCTGATGGACCTATGACTCAAACTGAGGCAGCAGCCGCAGCAGGGTATAGTGAAAAGAGAGCAAGACAAGAAGGATCAGAACTTATGAATCCAAGACTATCACCACTCGTGGCTCAGCACATCGGAAAACTTAAAGAAGAAAGACTTAAGAAGTTTGAAGTATCTTATGAAGGACACATAGCAGAACTTGCTAGACTTAGAGAAGCTGCTTTGAAGAAGGGTTCATTCTCTTCTGCTGTAAACGCTGAAGCAAATCGTGGAAAGGCAGCAGGATTATACATAGACAGAAAAATAATAAAACATGGTAAACTAGAAGATATGTCAGAAGAGGAACTAGAAAACAAAATGAAACAAATTTTAGACGATTACGCACCAATTTTAAACGTTACCCCCTCAACTGCATCGTTGGAACAAAAACCATCACAAACCAAAACAAAGAAAGCAAAAAAAGAGTCAAAAAGTACTGTTGCCAATCAGACATCTAAGTTAGCCAAAGCCCCAAGTAATGACAAAACACAGTCAGTAAAAGTAGAGTTATAAGAAGATATATTTTATTTAGATTCCACATTTAATTTTTTTAATTCAGTTATGACCCCTGTAGGGAAGATGTTTCTATCTGAATATGCCTCATCCTTTTCGTCATAGCTCGCAAAAGTCCAAATGAATTTCTTAGTACGTTTATAAATATATGCAAACGAAACCATCTTTGAGCATTCGAACTTATCGAACTCATCAGCGGTAGCATGACCCCCATCAGCAGTTATGTCAACCCAAGAAATTTTATAAAAATAGAACTTCTTCTTGTTTATAACTAGATTCTTATATTTAGATTTTTTACGTTTCTTTGCCATAGTTTGCCTTATTGTTGCCACAATTCAAACTTGCGACCCCTATTTATACAATATTTATTTTTTTGTGTCGCGCTCAAAAAATGAGATTTAGGTGTCGCAAAAAACATCAATTCCTTAATAAGCGTTGTAGGAGTAGACGAATAATCGAAATCAGGGGTGTCGCAAAGGGTGTCGCAAGGGGGTCGCAAGGGTGTCGCAAGGGTGTCGCATTTTCGGACAAAAGTAGAACATCTGAATCTCGGTTCATTTTGCGACGTCGCAAATGGCATTTGCGACACCTGTGCGACACCCCAGGTGTCGCAAATCTGTGCCTTATTGTTGCCACATTGTTGCCACATTTCAGACTTAATTGGTGCTGTAAAATCGTTTTAGCATAGCCAGCTTTTCTTGAGCTTCGGCACATGCTTTTAGTTGTTTGTCTATCTCCCCAGTGATATCTGAATGGTCGACCATGACTGCATTAGTTCCTGCATTAGTCAATAACATATCAATCTTTAATAGAGCATCCTCCATTTGACTGGTATATCTTTGGACCATAGTTTTGTAGACTCTTTCCCTCATTTGTTTCCCTCCTTTTCAAATTCTTTGAGTAGTTCATTAGTATCTATGTGTTGTTCTTCTTTGTAATCATTTTTTAATTCATAATATTGGTCTAATCTTTTTAAAAACTTATGTTTCCAGTCCCTTAAATCAGCCCCAGAAAACTTGAATTCTTGGTAATATAGGTCAGGAGTACATACCATTATAATGCCTTGTTGAATGTTGGATCGATAAACATAATCGTGTGCCATACAATAGGCTGCAATCTGTAGGTAGTAATCTTCAATCCATTCTTCTCTCTTGGGTTTGTTGGCTTGTTTGAAATCCACAACGGTTTCTTTTCCGTTATGTTCACATACTAAATCTGTTGCTCCTGCATATAGCCCAGGATAGTGCAACATAACTTCTGAGCCAAAATAATGATCAACTGGAGTGAGCCCTATCTCAATAATTTTTTGAGCCATCGGCTTAGCCTGGACACCCACTTCCGTGAGATCGTCGTAGCCTGCGCCCGTGATATGTTTCTCAATGAACTTGTGCATGCTAGTCCCACGCTTGCTTGATAAATTCTTGATTCGTTCTGCTTCTTCATAACCAACTTTTGCCTTCCAGCGTTTCAAATACTCCTGATCCTTGGTCTTTGCAAGGATAGTCGTGACACTTGGTAATTTAAATCCGGCTATGTCATAGATCCGTGTTCCATGGTCCGTGCTCCGTGTACCTTGGTGATAGTTATATTTAGCATTATGTTTCATTTCCAACCTCCGAAGAGCGCATCATAAATCCATAGGAAAAAAATAACCACGCACCATAGAGCAATAAAGAGGATCAATCCCGTCATCATAATAATACTCTTAATCGTTTCCCATAAAATTTTTAAAAATTTCATTCCAATTCCTTCGATATTCATCCGTCGAGGGCCGCGACGTACCATCCCATTTACGACCTACCTCGCGTTTAGGGGACTTCTTCCCCTTATTCACTTTAACTATTTTTTTACTCCCGGCCTTGTACTTATTTAGTTGTGAGGACATCGTTTCTTCTTCCACTCACGATAGCCCTTCAGCCAGTCGTCTTTGTCTCGATGTTTCCAACGCTTATCCCAGGCCCAGTTATGAAGGGATCCTGACCAGCGTTCAATGAGTTGTAGTAAATAATCTTTCATATTTTATAAAACGTATAACGTAATGTTATTTCTTCTCCTTCCTTAATGTCGCGAAGCGTCACTAACGTCCACTTCTTTGTCTTTAACGTATCGTCATGATTGAGTTCCACTTTCACACAGTTCGGATCATTAGAGTGATTAATAAATCCACCGAGAGGCGTTCTAATAATCGTTCCATTGACCTTCACATGGGAGGTCCCGAGATTGGTTCCTTGCTTAAGGAATGCTTTAGCAAAGAGACCTAAGCCATTAACTTTACTTTGTTTAATCGTCAACGAATCGGGAAGAGGTCTATACATTAATGCAGCCTCACTTTCTCCGTACCATAGGGCTTGACTTCTCCATGATTTAAGATCTCATCCATTAAGGCCTCATACTCCTTATCACTCAAATGCGTCTTATACAGTCTTTGAGCAATAGCGATCATCGTACCTGCAATTAACTCCACGGGGAGGGAATGTTCATTGAGTAAATGCATGGCATCATCAAAAAACATTTGATAGACTTTTTCTGAATCATCACTCATTTTTTCTTCTCCTTTTCAAAATAGTTTACTCTTGAATCTTGTTTAAATAATATATTACCCGACACGGAAATACGAGTCACGTCAGATTTGTAAGGAAGAACAAAGTGCCGAAGTTGTGCTGGGAACATATAAATATCCCCCTCCTCAGGCATTTGATGCACTAAAGAAATAGCCATCCGTCCATTGGAGTCGCCCCACATAAAGGAAACGCCCCCGGGTCCCTGAAGGGTCCCTTTGAATTTTTTATTCTCCTCGATGAGTTCTTTAGGAATTTGTGGAAAGATAATAAAAGAAAGATCTGAGGAGTGATCGTGTGGAGGATTAAAGTCTCCGGGCTTCATATAGTTAATCCAAAGACTAATGAGATCGGCCTCGGGTTTCATTCCCCCTTCACCTCTCCATTGATTGTAGCCAATACAGTAGGCTTCTAAATACCACTTAAGATGTTCCATGATCCGTGCTGCAGGGAGCTTGTACTGTTCGTTCAAGTGTCCTGCGAGTTTATGATTATAAGACTCGGACTCTTGACCACGCACCGAGGCTCCTTCTGCAAGGATTAGTTTCTTAAACTCTTCATCGATCTTAGACTTAAAGAGGAAGGGTCCCCAATTAAAATAATTATAATCAACGCTTTTCATAGTATTTAAATATTTGTTTCGCTTTTTCTATCTTAGCTTCTTCCTTCATATAAGGAAAAATTTGTTTTAATACATTGTGAACTTTATTATGAGTCAGTTGCCAGCGTAGTTGAGGACGAGACATTCCATTCTTAACTCTTCGAGGTTTAATGTGAACCAGGTAGCCTTGATCAAACGTATCTCTTAACCAACGAATAATTCCATAATCGGTGTTACATATTTCCATACGAATGGAAATGGTATTATAAACTTTTCCGTACCTATTCTTTTTAGGACGTCTCGTGTATTCAATATAACCTTCGCCATCAATAAAAGCTGCAGCGTAAGCTAGATCAGTATTTTGTTTTGTTGTAGAGATCTTTAGCGTTCTCGTACACATGTGTCTTTATATCCTTCTCTGTACTCATAATGGTGAGTACGTCCACTCCACTATAAATTCGCGTATAGGCGTTTTGAGACGCAGCAATACTAGCTCCGGAAGCCAGCAGTGCAAACTCACTGCACCCACTTGCGAAAGTAAGTATTGTAAATAAAGTTATCAACCTTAGCTTGAGACCACTTAATTTCTCCAGTGGACTCACACATCCAGCATTGATGAATGTTTGTCTTCCCTTTATTATCTGTGACTTTTTCATAGCCATTTCCTTTACAGTTCTGACAGATGCCTTTATACCCCATTATACATCCTCGGTCGACCCCCTAATTTTCCGATCTTAACGTAATAAGGGTCTTTCTTACGTTTAGCGGCGTAGTATGAATTACCACTTAAATGTTTCTTTTTCTTATAAGGTCCTCTTTTAATTCCCGTTCGATAATGAGAGTGATAAACTTTCCCACCTCGAGGTAGTCCTATGTTGTCTTTAATATAATATCTGTTCCCTGTTCTAACGTACGCCATGTGATTCTCTCTATTGGAAATAGGTTTTAACATTCTCCAATAAACATACTCATGATTGAGTCCTGCCAATTCACAAACCTCTCTAAAATCTTTACTTTTAGATTTAAACCAGGCAATGGCTTTCCGTGCCTCTAACCAATCTGAAGTATAGATTGCGTCGTGAGCCGCTTTACTTAACACAGACGTCCAGAGATACTGTTCTGGTGTCTGAGGCTGATTAGATTCAGTCCGTTCGTATTTTTGTTGGAACTTTGCCATTTAATTTTCTTGCTTTCTCGTGTGCTAATGCTTCCACTGTTTTACTGATACTTAATTTCGCATCAGGTAATAAAACTTTTGATAGCTTGACTAAAGTATTGTATGTATCATGTGTTAAGGATACATTCCGATATTTACTAATGTCTGTCATGTTCTTTCCTTTTCATTTTTTGTAAACTATAATATAGGATTTTC